TTGACAACGGCAAAAACGATTAGTCACTTAATTGGGTTTCACGCCAAGTGCCGAAAACCCCAGTATTTACTGGCCTTTTCGGGCCTCGAATTTTAACAGTCCTATTTAAGTGACAAATCAGGCTGTACAAATATCGGAGCTTGATTCTTAACAGCCCTCTCCGAGGCACAGCTGAAACTGCGGCGGCTCAGTTTTGACCGGAGCGACACAGGAAGCGCATAGCACTGATTGTGTGGCAAAGGTTTTACAACCGCCAACCTTTTAATAACCTTTCAGAACCTTACAGGAGGGATGCTTGTGTGTGACCGTAATTGCGCGGGATGCCCTTATTATCAAGAGATTATTACTTATAACATTGGTGCGCAGGATCATGTTTGCACAAAATGGGTGTCAACCACTATAACAAAACAGGAGTGATGCCGATATGCTTATGGTTAAGATCATGATTTATATCGTCGCGGTATCGGCAGTCATCATTTTCTTCATGGGAGCTTCAGGAGGAGACGAGCCATGATCACACGTGAAGAATTGGAAGAATTCATAGAGGATATGATATGAGCAATTATCAGTTGATTTATAAACTGCTCCGTAATGCTGGTATCACAGAAGCCGGTGCGCTTGGCATCCTTGGAAACTGGCAAGCGGAATCAGGCTGTGAGCCGTGCAGACTGCAAAATGACTTCTCTTCTTTCCGCACCGCAAGCAAAGACTACACGGCCAGAGTCACGAGCGGTGCAATCAGCAGAGATCAGTTTGCCCGTGACCAGAAGGGCTATGGACTGGCCCAGTGGACATATTTCAATTTCCAGACCGGCCAGGGGAGAAAGCTGAATCTCTACGACTTCTGGAAGAGATCCGGTAAAGCTCTGGACGATGTGTCCATGCAAGTTGCTTTTGCTCTGCATGAGCTGACCACCGAAGGACAGTACACCAAGCTGTTAGCTATGCTGAAGACCACCAACGACATCTTCACGGCTACGGATCAGGTGTGTCGGATTTTTGAGCAACCTTATTACTGCAATGTCGATGCACGGTTCCGATATGCAAAAGAGATTGCAAGAGAGATAGATCTGAGCGGTCAAACCGTTGTTGAAGAAAGTGCGACTCAGGTTCAAGAATCTTCATCCTTGCCATATAATCCAGAGCTTATACCGGCAACAGAGTATTGGCCTCCTCGTATCATCGATAAAAATATGACCGGCGCGGATGTGGAAGTGCTTCAGGCTGTGCTTAAAGCCAGAGGATTTCTTACCACCAATCCTGACGGCATCTTCGGTAGCTATCTGGAAGAGGTTGTCAAACAATTCCAGACGGCATATAAGCTGGATGTCGATGGTGTGGTCGGTCCTAAAACATGGGCAAAGCTTTTGGAGAGGGCGTGATTCCAATGCAGTTCAAAGACTTTATCGAGATTTTGAAAGCTTGCGCTCCGATCTTTGTTGCTCTGGTTGGCATTATCCCGACGATTCGGAGCAATCGGAAGAAGACGCAAGAGAGCATTAATCAGATGCAAGGCAGCATCACTACGCTGCAGGAGACTCTGGACAAGCACATCCGTGAAGATGATGATAACAAAGCGCGTGAGCAGAGATATCGTATTCTCCAATTCTACGACGAACTATGCGAGGGCAAGAAACATTCGGAATCACATTTTGAGGATATTCTGGATGATATAGACGAATATGAAGCCTATTGTGAAAAGCATCCGGAGTTCAAAAACAATCGTGGAAAAGCCGCGATGGATTACATCAAGGCCACATATACAACTATCAAAAATAAAGGTGGATTCTTAATTCACCAGGAAGGAGCATGACATGGATGAACGCGAAAGATATCTTGTAGTCATGAATGACGGTTCAAGCATGATGGTGCTTGCCTACACATTCCGCCAGGTTCTGGACATCGTGAATGATGACGATGGGATTTTGCTGATCAGCAAAATGGATTATCAGGAGGTGCGCGAGTAATGCCAGCACTCAATAACAAATGGTACGATGTACTCAAATGGTTGGTTCTCATCGTAATCCCTTCGCTCACGACGTTTTACTGTGTCTGTGATGGTGTTTTTGGATGGGGATACTCAGATATTGTCTCTAAGATCTCCGCTGGATTCTGCGCTTGCCTGGGCGCGATCATCGGTATTTCAACCGCACAGTATAATAAAGGAAACCACGAAGAATAAAAAAGAGGACAGGGAGAAATATCCCTGTCCTTTTCGTTTATATTAGTGTTTTACAGTTCCTCTTGCTCCCGTGCAGACAAATAAACATCTGTGAGGTCATAACTGCCACATTTGGGGCATTTCACATCATCGACTGTCTGTACTTCTCCGCATCTTTCGCATTTGTAATACTTAGCTTTAAAAAATGAGCGGCCTTCGTAATATCTTCCGAGTTCTTGCAAGTGTTCCTTATCCAGATTTTTCATGTTATCACGGCCTTTCGCACTTTTCTATTTAACAAAAATTTAGTTAGCATTTTCAGTTAGCAAAACGGGTGTAAACTGATTTTCCAAAACGTCAAAAAAGTTACGAAAACGAAAGAAATATGATGCCCTCAAAATGCCGTAAAAGCCCTGCAATTGCTGATAAAACAAAGAAAAACAGCTAAACCATTGGGCTTAACTGTTTTCCCGTGCTTTGGCGCAGAAGGAGGGATTTGAACCCTCGGAGAATAAGCCAAAGCACCAGTAATTACTATACTCAATTTTTAGTTAGCAAAATTTAGTTAGCAATTTGGTTTTCAGGCTCAGATGCCGTTTCAGATATGAAAAAGTCTGTGACGGCATTTTTGTGTTTTTCGGCGTCCATCATGGAGAGCTTGACATAGAACTTGTGCATGGTCTGGTAATCACTCCAACCGCACCATTGCATAATCTGCCGCTCCGGGATGCCCTTGCTGTAGGCCAGAGATGCAAGCGATCTTCTCAAACCATGATTGCCAACTACAGTGATACCGGCTCTCTTACAGCATTTCTTAACGTGTGAGAGCAATGCGCTTGCGGAATGTGTCTTGATTGGTTTATTGTTGTCGATGTGATCTTTGTAGACCGTGACAAGTCTTGGAATCATGATGGGCATTGTCCTGGTTGACTTTTTTGTTTTGTTGGTTTTCTTTTCCACATACTTGTGATTCTTGTCTGGTACATAAGCACCTTTGATGTTAATGACATTGTGCTTCAGGTCAATGCCGTTGTGCCTGACCACATACATGCATTCCGACTCTCTCAGGCCGTGAAGCTCCAACAGCATCTCAATTTCCGCTTTGTCACCTTCGGCGGCTTTGAGAAATTTCTTTAGCTCTTTAGTATCCAGGAAGGGCAATTCATTGACCGGGACTTTAGCAAGCTTGACCGATGGAACCGGGAGCTTTGCGTCTTCCATTGAAACCGTGACCAAGCCCCATCCGTTTTTTACGGTATGCTCACTCTTGATCGCCAGTTCATCGTTGATCATCGTCTGCCAATCAATCTTGCTGATGGGCTTGTCCATGTAATCCTTGAACCGGTTCTTTCTTGAGCTTTCATATCCTCTGATGGTTGCCGGTGAAAGAACCTTTTCATATTTGGTGATATAGGTGGTGATGATATCATTCAGGGTCTTTTCGTCCTTGACTTTCACAACCTTCTTCTCGCCGGTCTTGTGCTTGGCCTTAATCAGCAGAGCGTTGTTTGCACATTCAGCCTCAGTCTTACCGGTAACAGATATCGATTGTCCACCAAGGCGAAGCTGGCAGAAGTATGTACCAGAATCCAGGCGGCGTATCTTTGGAATCTTCATTTCAGATACCTTAATGATGGATGTAGAATCAGAACTGTTTTCATAGATACCTCCTCAAACAGTAGGGATGGAAAGATTACCGTTCTGATAATACCAGATTGCTTTCTTCATAAAGTCTTCCGTTACCCGGAAATACTCGGCCAGCTCCCACGGATCGAAAAGACCATTATGAACCGCTTTGATCAGCTCATCTTTCGGGATGAGTTTTTTTATTGCCCATTTGTCGGCTTTGTTTTCGCAACGCTTGCGAATATAGAGCGGATCATTTCTTGTATAGAATGCATCCCTTGCGCAATGGCCTAATTCATGAGCGGCGGCACAGCGTTCTTCACAGCCGTTCTCCATCAGGTTGTAATCAAGCGCAATGTAGCCGGGAACGGAAAACGAAATGCAATTCGGGATATTGCCGGTGAAGATTTCAACGCCAAGTTCCTCGGCGGCTTCATACAGTTCAAGCAATTATCATTCCTTCTTTTCTTTATCGCGTTGTGCGGTGAATGCGGCAAACCGTTTTATTTCTTCATACATTTCATCTGTGATATTAACATCAGCACCGTTGAAGAGTGCAAAACGGAGAGCGTTTTTTAAATCATGGTTGTCAGATGTGACGGGTAATCTGTTATCGGTTCTTCCAATCAGATAGTCGATACTTACTCCATAGGCTTTTGCATACGCAGCAAGATCCTCTGAATTCGGTTCACGATATCCTTTTTCATGATTTACATAGGTTGTGTAAGATTTTTTCAAAAACTGCGCGGCTTCCCTCATGGACCAGTTTCGTTCATCTCTCAGTTCTTTCAGCCTAATCAAATCTTGTCACCTCCTTGTTATCATTATTACACAGTTTGAGTAAAAAAGCAACAATAAATTACACATAATTGGTAATTTTCTATAAAAACAAGCTACCCGAAACGGGTAATTTTTTACTTGCAATTATTCATGATGGGTAGTATTATACTATCAAGTTATCCGAAACGGGTAACACACGATGATGAGAGCAAAAATTTTTGGTTTTGCAGACAAAGAGGGAGGTGAGAATTTGTTTTATCCCAACATCGCAGCGGAGAGAGCCAAGCGGAAGATGAGCATTGACACGATGGCTGAGAAGATCGGCGTTTCCAGGAAGACTATTTACAACTGGGAGACTGCTGGAAACATTCCTCAGACCGCACTTGAGAAGATGGCAGATCTTTTTGGATGCACGACGGATTATCTGCTTGAGAAGGTAGATTAATTATAGTCCGTAACGTGTCCAAAAAAACAGACAGGAAGGTGATTTGGAATCACATATTTAGATTTTTTGAAAACAAAGGTAGAGATTGCGCCGGTGAGCGGATTTCAGGTCAGCAGAGACGATCTGTCCACGGCACTGAAGCCGCACCAGAAAGATGCCGTTGTATGGGCATTGCAGGGCGGACGGCGGGCGCTGTTTGAATCCTTCGGCCTTGGCAAGACGGCGCAGGAGCTGGAATACTGCCGACAGGTATTGAAGCATGAAAACGGCAAGGCGCTTATTGTGCTTCCGCTCGGTGTACGGCAGGAGTTCAAGCGAGACGCGGTGAATCTTCTCGGCATGGAAGAGCCGACCTACATCACGCACCTGGAAGAAGCCACAGAGGACGGCAGAATTTACATGACCAACTATGAGCGGGTCAGAGACGGAGACATTGATCCGACGCACTTCTCCTGCTGTGTGCTGGATGAAGCCGCGGTACTCCGGAGTTTTGGAAGCAAAACATATCAGACATTCCTGCCAAAGTTCAAGGGCGTGAAATACAAGCTTGTGGCCACGGCGACACCGGCTCCGAACAGACTGAAAGAGCTGATCCACTACGCCGGATTTCTGGAAGTCATGGAAACCGGCCAGGCACTCACGAGGTTTTTCCAGCGGGACAGCACCAAGGCGAACAACCTGACACTCTATCCGCACAAGGTCGAAGAATTCTGGCTGTGGGTATCAAGCTGGGCGCTGTTCATCTCCAAGCCGTCCGATCTCGGCTACGACGATGAAGGCTATGCGCTGCCGGAACTGGAAATCAGAACACACTGTATCAGCAATCCTGAGCATGAACACATCGACCGTGACGGGCAGTTCAAGCTCATGAACGACGCGACGGCCAGTCTTTCGGAAGCATCCAAGGAGAAGACAGAAAGCATTGCGGCGAGAGTCGCAAAAGCCAAAGAGATTGTGGACAGCGATCCGGATGCAAGCTTCATTCTCTGGCATGACCGGGACGCGGAATGGAAAGAGCTGAAGAAGCAGATTCCCGGCGTCGTGGAAATCTACGGCACGATGGATTACGAAGAACGGGAAAAACGCGTGCTTGATTTTTCGGACGGAAAGTTCCGACTGTTTGCCACAAAGAAGAGCCTGTCCGGTGTTGGGTGCAACTTCCAATATCACTGTCACAGGGAGATCTTTGTCGGCATCGATTATGCCTTCCATGATTTCATACAGGCGATTCACCGGTGCTACCGCTTCCTTCAGACCGAGAAGGTCATTGTGGACATCATCTACACGGAAGCCGAGGATCAGATCTATCGGGTGCTGATGGAGAAATGGAAACTTCACAACGAGCAGCAGGAACGGATGCGGGAGATCGTCAGAAAATACGGGCTGACAGAATCCGCCCAGGCGGCGAAGATGTGCCGCAGCATTGGAGTAGAAGAAATGATAATTGAAGGAAAGAACTTCAAAGCGATTCACGGAGACTGCGTAGAAGAGACGCAGAAGATGGAAGACAACAGCGTGGACATGATTCTGACTTCCATCCCATTCAGCAACCACTACGAATACACGCCGAGCTACAACGATTTCGGCCACAATGAGAACACGGAGCGATTCTTTGAGCAGATGGGCTTTCTGAGTCCGGAACTGCTGAGAATCCTTCGGCCGGGGCGGGTGTTTGCCTGCCATGTCAAGGACCGCGTTCTGTTCGGAAACGCAACCGGGACCGGAATGCCGACGATGGAGCCGTTCCACGCGCTCTGCATTGAGCATTACATGAAGCACGGCTTCCAGTATTTTGGCATGATCACGATTGTGACGGATGTGGTGAGAGAGAACAACCAGACTTACCGCCTCGGCTGGACGGAGCAATGCAAAGACGGAACGAAGATGGGCGTCGGATGTCCGGAGTATGTGCTTCTGTTTAGAAAGCTCCCGACCGATACCAGCACGGCTTACGCGGATGTGCCGGTGGAGAAGAGCAAGGAAGAATACACACGCGCACAGTGGCAGATTGACGCGCACGGCTTCTGGCGGGACGGCGGGGACCGGCTTCTGACCAAAGAAGAGGTCATGGCCATGCCGGTTGACCGGCTTCAGGCGGTGTATCGCAAGTACAGCCGCAATCACGTTTACAACTATGCCGAGCATGTGGAGATGTGCAAGAAGCTGGACGCGGAAGGGCATCTTCCGGCCACGTTCATGGTCATGGCTCCGGGAAGCTGGAACGCGGATGTATGGGACGATATCAACCGTATGCTGACGCTCAATACCACGCAGAGCCAGAGACGGCAGGCGCTTCATGTTTGCCCGCTTCAGTTTGAGACGGTGGACAGGCTGATTAACCGCTACAGCAACGAGGGAGATTTGATTTTTGACCCGTTCGGCGGGGTAGGGACCGTGCCTCTGAGAGCTTTGAAGCTCGGCCGCAGAGGACTCATGACGGAGCTGAATAAGCAGTATTTCCTGGATGCGGTGGGTTATCTGCATGAAGAGGAAGACAAACAGGATGTACCGACGCTGTTTGACTTCATGGATGCATCCGGCGAAAGCGAGGCGGTTTAGCATGGCAAAGGCCAGCAGATGTTATACCGGTTCAAGAAGGAGCAGCGGGACGCCGACACTCAGCCGTAACAGCTATATGCAGCTGATGCGGCAGATCAGGAAAGCGAGGGAAGAAAAGAATGCCGAGGCTGAAAAGAGAAAAACCGAATTTCGAGCCGATTCAGCGGCTGCTGTATAGCTATTATCTCAACGGAAACAGAATCGCGCCTGTGATCGGCGTCAGCGGAACGACAGCACGGAAGAAGCTTCAGAACCCGGAACTGTTCACGATTAAGGATCTCTGGAATATCAGCAAGTGCCTTGGGATTCCGTGGCATGAGATCCGGGAAGCGATGGTGCGGTGATGGGACTGTACGATGATTGCCCATGCAAAGATTGTGTCCCTCCGAAACGGCATCCCGGCTGTCACGGGAACTGCAAGGAAAAGGACGAGTGGAACGATACGGTCAAGGCCGCCAAAGACGCAATTATAACAGAGCAGAAGCGGCATGACCAGGCAACGGGCTTTTTGGTTGAATCTCAGTTCAGGGTCGCAAAACGGCTCAAATTAAACAGATGGAGGTAAAGATGAACGATTTATTGAATTACATCAACGTCGTTATGTATGACGGCAACAGGAAGGTCAACTGGGATTTCAGAGACAGAACGCCGCTTGCAGATGCGTTGGAGAAGTTCGGATTCAAATGGCGGAAGGACAGCATTCGCGTGAACGGCCATGCGGTTGCCGAAAATATGCTCCACCACGATCTTTCCCGCTTTTTCGCCGAGGCGAAGAAAGCCGACGAGAGCTGTGTGAGACTTTTCGTCACAATGAAGAAGCCGGAGAAGCTTCAGAAAAAGGAGACGGCGTGATGTTGGTGAGTGCGTTCTGGTTTGGCGTGATTTCAACTCTTGCGGCCGAGTTTATCATCGCAACAATTCATGTGATGGTTACGGACGCCAGGGAACAGAGAGAGGAGGAAGAAGACGATGAGCGCGATTGATACGAAACTGGCTATCGGCGCACCATGCGGCAATACGGTGTATGACAAGCGCAGAGAGCGCGAGGGCGTGGTTTTCCCCGCTGTGGACTGCGGGTATCTGTGTGAAACCTGCGACTGGAACCCACAGGAGCATGAAAGGCGGCTGAAAGAAGGGAAGTGGCAGCAATGCCACATGCGGGTCAATCAGGAAACCGGAAAGCGCGTGATACTGGAAAATGTCCAGCAGCTGGCCTTCGGATATCCGGTGGTGGCACGATGAACGACGGGTTTGAGTGGTGGTACTGTGAGGACTGCGGTGCGCTGTTCCAAGGGATGAACGCCCGCATTGAGCATGTGGAAAACCGGCACTGGTGGTTAGATGACTGCCCGGTGGAGAATTGGACGGAGATGTACTGCCCGGAATGCGGAAGTCCGGTCATCTATGAAGCTCCTGAATGTGACGGGTGCGGCGAGGTTTTCCGGCCGCAGGATCTGGTGGATGGATTCTGTGAGAATTGCAGAAAGGAGGTATGAGACGATGACGGTAAAGGAAGCGGAAGAGCGGATCAAGAAGCTTACCGATGAAGCTTATCAGGTTATCGAATCTCTTGAGAATCCGAACGATCTCATGATCAGCATTACCGTATCTGCCGGTTATAAAAACTACAGAATGTACGACAAAATCAATAAATATGAGTTTATTGATGTCTTCGGCAAAAGTGAGATCGACAATGACAAGATCAGGGTATAAGAAAAAGCCTCTCTCGTTTGTGGCGAACGAGGGAGGCAGGGGAAAAATGGATTAACCAAAGGAGATTATATCATGAACTGGGCAGAGATTGCAAGCATCTTTCGTGATATCAACCGGGAGCAGTCAGAATATGAGCATCTGCTTCAGTGGCGGTATCCGTGGTTTAACATGGTGTTCAATTACTGTTATGCGTTTCTGGCTCTGCTGCTAGCCGTGTCCCTGATCTGGTGGAGCGGCAATGTCTACAGAGCGCGCATCGAGGCTGAAGCTCAGATTGAGCGCGATAGAATCCAGGCAGAAGAAGCCGCAATGGCCGAAGAACAGAAGCGGAAAGAAGCGGAAGAAATGCTGGACCGATGGGCGGAAGCCGGTGCAAAGATGCTTTGGGGCATCCGGGACTTCCGAAGCCTTTACGGGTACACCGCGGAAGATCTGGAAACGTACCTTCGCTGCCCGTGGAACAGATACCTGGAAGGGAAAAAGCTTACGGACATCGAAACCATCATTTTCAAGGATGGGCAGTTCACAGGCTGTTATCGGACAAACGCCGCGCCGGACAGAGACAGGAGCTTTGCAAGATCGTGTTTTGAAAAGTTCCTGGCGGAAGAGATACCGGCCTGCGATACCTCGTACACATTCGCGGAGCTTACTCCCGACGGGATCTTTCTGATAGATGAATTTGGAGCGGACGGTTACGCTCCCCGGTGGAAAGCGCGGTGAGCAATGGCCATTGCTGACAGCAAAGCCCTGCTGGCGGACATCATGAACCTTATTGATGACCATGTGACCGCAAAGGCTTCCAGACAGCTTGAACAGCAGATTATGGATATCCTCGACGGTTATCAAATTGCAACCATGATCCGTGATGACGCCGGTGATGCCGATAATTCACGGCAGCTGATTGACGCGTTTATCAACGCGAAAACAGCCGAAGGACTGGCGAAAAGTTCACTTTATCTGTATCGGAACAGGCTGACGAGGCTTTATGAAGATACCGGCGTTCCGATCAAGAAGATGAACGCCGACCACCTGAAAGATTATATTGCCAGCGAAATTGACCGAGGACTTGCCAAGACGACGGTAAACGGCTTTGAGAGAACAGTGTGGCAGTTCTTCAAGTGGCTGCATGAAGAAGGACTGATTCCGAAGAATCCGACCAGGAATATCAAGGTTGTCAAAGCTCTGTATGAACAGCGGGAAGCCTTCTCCGGGACCGAGATTGAACTGATTAAGGAAGCCTGTACCTCTGACAAACAAAGGGCCATGATTCACTTCCTGCTTACGACAGGATGTCGGAAAGGGGAGCTGATATCGGTTAATACAAGCGACCTGGATTTCCGCAACCTGAAGTTGGAAGTCACCGGCAAAGGCGACAAGACGCGGACGGTGTATTTCGATGAGGTCACGACCATGTGGCTTCAGCGGTATCTGAAGAAGCGGAAAGACAATAATCCGGCGCTCTTCCTCGCAAAAGGCGGAAAGCGGTATTCGGACAACGCGATCACGCAGATGTTTATCAGAATGTCGAAAAAGACCGGAATTCACATCTTTGCGCACCGCTTCCGTCACACGCTGGCTCAGACGCTTCTGGACCGCGGCATGAGGATTGAAGAGGTACAGCAGATCCTTGGCCATGAGAAGGTCGATACCACGCGGAGATACTGCCACGCCAACCAGAGGAACACAGAGAATAGCTACCGCAAGTATGCGTGCTTATGAGGTGGAAGAATATGGAACTACAGGATAAAAAGATAAAATTCCATTTCATTCCGGATGATGTGAATGCTTCCTTCCTGGCGGCAATTAAGGAATCAAGCCCAAGCGATTATATCATGCTGACGATGGAGGAAGACCAGTATTTAAGCCACATGTGGGAAGAATACAAGAAGATTCCGGAAGGGATGATCGGGATTCCGTCAGACCTGTTCTTTTCTCAGAATGTGTCGCTTCTTGACTGCCTGATTTCCGTTGATGAACAGGGCAAAAAATATGAATTCCGAGTTGTCATTTTCGATTGGTATCAGGAAGTTGTCCGGGATAAGCTTGCAAGAAATGATTCATCCATGTTTTCAGTCGGGGCCATTATTCCCTTTGGCCAGGATATTCCGTGGTTTATTCCGATAAACTGCTCGGTCGGAAACGACTATATCACCTATAACGGCATCGGCTGGTTGAGCAGAAAAGGAAAAGATATCCTGAGCCTGTGCAGTTTTGACGATAAAGTGATTATGGGATTTATTGTCAATCTGCTTCAGACATGGTACGGGATTCAGCTTTCCTTGCTTCATCCGCAGATTAAGACGGTGTTCCGAAATCCGAAGATCACAGCATGGAAAGATCCGGCGAAGGATGACGGAAAGAAGAAAAAGCGGAAAGTGAAGTATGTGAAGCGGCACGTTCTTAACCTGGATGAAATTCAGGCCACACTTTTGGCTCCGGGCGGAACCGGCAAGAAATATTCGTGCCTGGCCTGGTATGTCATCGGACATTGGAGGCATTACGCATCCGGCAAAGTCGGATTTGTGAAACCGTATTGGAAGGGAGCGCTGCGGAATTTGAAAAGCAATGCGGTCAGCGATGACAGGGAAAGAATCATTGAGGTGCATTGGGATATGGCAAACATTCACACTGACGATTGCTGTTAATCAGGAGGATTGAAGATGCATGACGAACTTGTGAATCGGCTGAAAATCGCTGCAGAATGGGCTGGTAAGGGGTTCTGTATTACGCCAAGTCTTTGCCTTGAGGCCGCCGATGCAATAGAAGAGCTGATCAGGCGTTGCGAACGCGGAATTTTTGAAAATAATGAAAGACGAGCCGCAAAAGGAGAAAATGAAAGTATATGAGGAGGAAAACATGAAAGTATATGTTGTAACAAGTGCAAAACCAATGGAACTGGAAGTTTATGAAACGGTGAAGTCATCTGCAAAGGAAGCGGAAAAATATATCCGGGCTTCATTCCCAAATGCGAAGAAAGATGTTCCTTTTGGCAATGTCACGGGATTCCTGTGCAAGAAAAACGGAATTGAACTGCTCATGTTCATTCATGAGGAAACCGTGGTCTAACTATATGGTGCCGAAGGAGGAAGCATGATAGAAGAAATTTGCACTATGGCTCTTTGGGGAATAATTACGATTGTGATGCTTATCAATGAATCAATAAGCCTTGAATATTCCTATATTGGGATGTGCATAATGTTAGCCGCTGGACTTTTACACAAGGAGGAATGAGCATGGCTGTTCTGATTGAAGGTATGGAGATGCCGAAAAGCTGTGGCAGTTGCAAACTGTTTGGTGCGAGCCACGCAATCGGCTTATTTTCCCCTTTGGGCTGGTGCCGTGTAAACGGAAAAGAAATTTTCCGATTGTCAGAGAAAGCCGATTTCTGCCCGCTTGTCGAAGTACCGGAGCCGCATGGGGATCTGATCGACCGGGATAAACTGCGTGCAAAAGAGTTTATCCACAACGGTGATGCTTATGCAGTAGTGATGTCAAGAGACATACGCAATGCTCCAACCGTTATTCGGGCAAGCGTGGAGGGAGAAGCATGAATGAGTTTGTTCCTTTTGAAAGATACAGAATTATCCTGTATCACGATTATTATGATACTCACGGTGAATCGCATAGAGTAGGCGAGCCGCTTTGTGTCGAATACTCCATTATGCACGGTGAAAGATTTTGCCCCGTCCCGATAATGATAAACGAAATGATGGACAAGATGAGGCATGCACTGCTTGATCTTGTGAAACAGGAGGGCTGAGTGATGATTGTTTTTAACGGCATGGATTTGATAGGGCTTGCGATTATGGCTGTGCTTCTTGTTATCTGCGGCATTATCCTTTTTATTGGCCGTATAGCATACGCTGTGAAGAAACGCCAGCAAAAGCGAATAGACGATGCGTTCAAAGAGGAGGGCTGAGTGATGGCAGACAGATTTGGCTATGGCGAAATTGGTCTTGACATCCATCCTTGCCGTGGATGCGAGGACTACGATGAGCCGGATGGATGCAAGAGCAACGGGGGCTGTGGAAAGCCCATCACAAATGCCGACCGGATCAGGGCTATGACGGATGAAGAGCTGGCTAAGAAGATCAGCGGCCTTGAATCATTCGCGCTCACTTGTGAAGGTGGCTGGCCTCCTGAAAAGTGGTTGGAATGGCTGAAGCAGGAGGTAAAAGAATGACGCTGGAAGATTTTAAAGAAAGCATTCAACTCAGCATCATGGAGGCATATCTGGCACTGTCAACCGATGAGTATGACGAGTTTTGCGATTATGTGCGTCAAACGTTGGAGGATGGTGGATGATGAGCGATTGGAGATCCTGTAATAATTGCTCAAACGATGACTGCCCGTGGGAGCATGACGGCGCTGCTTGCAACCGATGGAAGCCGATGCGGTGCCGGTGTGGTGGGACGTTATCAGAGATTCGGGAGCATAACGGCAAGCGTTACCGGCATTGCTACAGCTGCCATTTTGAATTTTTTGAGGAGGAGTCATGAACAAAAAGAAGCATATCACGATCAAAACCATTGACGGCAACCGGTACGAAACCGATGTTGTGCCGCAGAGAATAGGCCGGGCCGGTATCGACTGGCTGTTCTTCCCGGTTAAGGATGGAGTCGGGACCAAGTACATCAACATTGCAAACATCGTGAGTCTGACTGAGTTGGAGGTGGACGAATGACAGAAGCCCAGGAACTTGAGATCCTGAATGATACGCTTTATCACTTCGGCTACAACCACCAGGCTACCAAGTGCATTGAGGAGATGTCAGAGCTTACCAAAGAGCTTTGCAAAGAGAAGGACGGCCAGGGCAATCTAGAACACATCGCAGAAGAGATTGCGGACACGCTTATCACCATCGACCAGATGATCATCTATCACGATATCTACGATAAGGATGCGCAGTATCGGGAAATGAAGATGGAACGGCTGCGCCATAAGATCTTCATGGAGCAGTACGGATGAGCAAGAGAAAGAAGAAGGTCAATCCAAGGCACATTCCGGTTTCCCTTGCGGACCTGAAGAAAAGCTCCAACAAGGCAACCGATGAGGCGATTCATCTTGCGTTCGCGATCTTCCTGTCTGTACTGAAGGACAAGTTTTCATTCTCAAACGATGATATTGTCCGCGCCTGGGAAGCTGCAGATAAGCTCTCCGAAGAAGTTCTGACGGATGGGTTGGTCAAGATGCAAGACCTGATTGATGTGCTCAGAGAAGAATATCACATTGATTTGATGAAATAAGGAGGATATATGAGCAGAGCGATTGCGGTCATGGGGGAGTCCGGCAGCGGAAAGACCACCGCCATGCGGACTCTTGACCCGAAAGAGACGTACTACATCGATTGTGACGGAAAAGGCCTGTCCTGGAAGGGATGGAGACAGCAGTACAACAAGGAAAATGTGAACTATTTCCGGACAGACAATCAGGACAGCATTGTTGCTCTCATGAATCGGATCAGCGAGAAGAAGCCGGAGATCAAGAACATTGTCATTGATACCGCCAACTCCATCATGGTTGCGGATGAATTCCGCAGGATGAAAGAGAAGGGCTATGACAAGTGGCAGGACCTGGCCATGTCCGTGTACACGATCACGACCACCGCGAGTAAACTCCGCGACGATCTGAATGTCATCGTTCTTTTCCATGTACAGATTGAGAAGGACGAAAACACAGGGCGGCAGTTCACCAGGATACTTACCAACGGCAAGATGCTGAATAAGGTTGGGCTGGAAAAGTATTTCACCACGGTTCTCCTGTCCAAGCGGGACGAAAACGGAGAGTATGTGTTTGAAACAAAGACCAACAACTCCACAGTTAAGACTCCGCTCGATGCCTTTGATAAAGAACAGATTCCGAATGATATGCAGGCTGCGCTGGATGTGCTGAAGGAATACTGATGGGGTTTTACGGAAAAAGATTTCCATAGAAATAACACATGAAAATCGGTTTGATTGATGTAGACGGTCATAACTTCCCAAACCTGGCATTAATGCGAATCTCTGCTTATCACAAGTCAATCGGTGATGAAGTGGAATGGTGGTGGACTGATTTCGTTCACTATGACATTGTGTACATGAGCAAAATATTCTCTGACGCTTACTCTCCTGACATCCCAGAACCGATGAATGCAGACAAGGTTATCAAAGGAGGGACTGGGTACTGCATTAGTCTTGGCCCAGATGGGAAGGAGGTGTTTGACCAGAGCAAAAACCACACGCTCCCAGAAGAAGTAGAGAAGATGTTCCCAGACTACTCTATTTATCCGCAATTTGATTTTGCAATCTCCATGACCTCTCGCGGATGCCCAAGGGGCTGTAGTTTTTGCCATTAGATGTTGCCGCAAAAGAAGGGCGGTGCGCTCAGAAGGTAGCAGATGTTTCCGACTTCTGGACTCCTGACCTCGGCAAGAATGAGATAAGAATCCTCGATCCTAACATCACAGCTTGCCGTGAGAAGCGCGATTTGATGCGGCAATACCGTGAAACGGGAGCGGTGATTGATTTCACCCAGGGACTTGATATCAGGCTTCTGAATGATGCCGATATAGACGATATCAATCACATGAGGCTGAGAACGCTTCATTTCGCGTGGGATAATCCGAAAGACGATCTGGAAGAGAAGTTCCGCAACTTTGCTAAAGGCTTCCGAAGACATGTGAACATCGGCATGGTGTACTGTCTGACGAATTATAACAGCACAATGGAAGAGAACCTATACCGCATCTACACACTCAGAGATCTTGGTTATGACCCATACGTCATGATTTACAACAAACCGGAAGCACCGCGGGAGATCAGAGACTTGCAACGATGGTGCAATAACAAAATTATCTTCAAAGCCTGCAAGCGATTTGAAGACTATGACTGGCATAAATATGTAAAACATTAACAGGAGGTAATTGATGCAGATTTATCCAATTGCGGAATCCCTGGAACGGCTGATGGAATCGTTTATCGATCCGGACACCGGAGAACTTACGGCAACGGAAGAAGAGATGCAGGCGGCCATTGAGCAGATGCAGATGGACTTTGACGAGAAGATTATCGAACTTCGCAATGAGTACATCAATCTGACGGCTGAAGCAGAGGCCATCAAGAACGAAAGAGCAAAGCTTGAAATCCGGCAGAAAAGAGCGGAAGATGCCGCGGACCGTCTGAAGCGGTGGCTTGCGTATCTGCTGAAGGGTGAGATATTCAACCTCGGAGCCTGCAAGATCAGCTATCGCAAATCTGAAGAAGTCGTCTTTGAGAAGGATGAGAACGGAAAAGAAAAGACCGAGCAGTTTGTTCTCTGGGCCGATAAGAACTTCCCGTCCCTTCTCAGCTATCAGAAGCCGAAGCCGAACAAGACCGAGATCAAAAAAGCGCTTAACGCAGGGCAGAAGGTCGATTTCGCAAAGATCCAGTCCAAGCAGAATATCCAGATAAAATAATCAATTTTTGAAAAAGGAGAACAACAAAGTATGAAAGCATTCAACGGATTTGAGGCAAAGAAACAGGGCGGTTCCCGCGAGATTCTGCCGGTGGGCGGATATGTCTGTGAAATCAAGAGCGCGAAAGAAGAGGTCTACAACAGCTCAAACGGGGAATTCCGCTTCCTGGTGCTGGCCATCGATGTCGCGGAAGGCGAATACGCCGGATTCTGGAAGAAGGATTATGACGGCAACACCGCCGATGATAAGAAGTGGCGCGGGACCTTCCGCATCTCCGTACCGAAGGACGACGGCACGGAGCAGGACGGATGGACCAAACGCACCTTCGGAAACTTCATCTGGGCCGTGCAGGAAAGCAATCCCGGCTATGTGTGGAACTGGGATGAAAAGACGCTCAAGGGCAAGAAGATCGGCATTATCTACCGCAACCGCGAATGGGAGATGAACGGCAACACCGGCTGGACCACGGAAGCAGGCGGAGCGATCTGCGTAGAAGACTGCCGCGCGGGCAAGTTCAAACTGCTGAAAGACCGCCCGCTCAAGAACAGGCCCGCATCTTCCGGCTCCAACGGATCTTCCGGTTATTCCGCATCGTCTCCGAATGTGGCAGCGGATGAAGATGATCTTCCGTTCTGAGGCACACTGAAAGCCGAACCGGGAAACCGTCTGAAATACGGCGGTTTCCCATCATTACAGAACGGAGGTGAGTGATTTGTGCATCCGGCAGAAGTCGAAACATGTTTAGAAGAGCTGGTATGCATCGTGGACAGCCGTGAACAGGACACGGTAAAACTTCGGTCCAGAATCCGGTCAATCGGATATCCGGTAGAACGCGCGGCGCTGAATGTCGGGGATTATTCCGCCAAGATCAAACTGCCGAACGGAGAATGGTATCAGATTCCGGTCGCGATAGAACGCAAGTATGCCATCGATGAACTGTGCATGTGCTACTGTCAGGAACGAGGCAGATTTGAACGGGAATTCAAACGGGCGCAGGAAGCTCATATTCAGGTCTATCTGCTTGTGGAGGGCGCGACATGGGAAAGTATCTATTCCGGCAAGTATCGCTCCCAGATGCGCCCCAAATCGCTTGTGGCAAGCATCTGTTCCTGGCTTGCAAGATACAACTGCAAACTGATTTTCTGCAAATCGGAGACAACCGGCGCGGTAATACGGGACATACTTTACTATGAAGCGCGTGAAATTCTGCTGAAGATGGAGGACCGGCCGAATGAATGACAATTCATGGTTTAAACTCTATCGAAAAATGCTCGGCTGGGAATGGTTTACGGATTCCAAGACGCTGCATGTGTTTGTGTTTTTACTGGCCAGGGCAAACATCAAAAGCAGCCGATGGAACGGCAGAGTCATCCGGCGCGGACAGCTTGTTTCCAGCTACAACGGCATTGCAAACGCCACGGGAATGTCAGTCAGCTCGGCCAGAAGAGCCGTCGGCAATCTGCTTTCCACGGGTGAAATCGCGATCACTCCGACGAACAAATACACGATTTTCACCATCGTGAAATATGATGAGTATCAATCACAGTACGCCGATTTTGAACAGGCAGAAGAACACACAGGCGAACACTCTGCGGAACATTCTGCGGAACAGCATCATAAGAAGAAAGAGAAGAACAGAGAAAGAAAGAACATACCGGCAGAGCGAAAAGCAAAACCAGCGCCAGCAAAAAGCCGAAAGAAAGAATATGTGCCTCAGTATTGGGAAATCAAGATCCCGAAGCATTACTGGGGACGGTTCGATTCAGAAGATGATTATTATGCCTATGCCGCCGAACATGCGGAAGAGGTAGAACAATGGCTTACAAATTAAATCAATCGGATATTTTCGATTTTGCCTCTTCCGGCAACTATGAGACAAGACAGAAGGGAGATGAGCTTGAGTTTCGATACTGCCCCTACTGCGGTGGGGGCAGTCATAAAGACGAATGGACCTTCGCGGTGAATCTTGACAGCGGCGCGTTCAAATGTCTCAGAGCCAGCTGTGATCATCAGGGACATTTTGTGGAGCTGTGCCGTGATTTTGAATACCGCCTGGAATACGACCAGCCGAAAATATACCGCCAGCTTCCGCAGAAACGGCCGGAGACGCGCAATGAAGCCGTGGAGTATATGAAGTCACGCGGAATCAGCGAGGCGGTCACAAGGCGCTTTAACATCACCGTACAGAAGGAACATCCGAACGTGCTTGTCTTTCCGTTTTACGATGAAACCGGGAAGCTGATGTTCATCAAGTACAGAAAGACCGATTTCAAACGGGGCATTGACAAGAACAAGGAATGGTCAGAGAAGGACACGATGCCGATCTTGTTCGGCATGGACCAGTGCAAAGGCTTTGACCGGCTGATTATCACAGAAGGGCAGATCGATTCGCTGTCGGTGATTGAATCAGGGATAGAGAACGCGGTATCGGTCCCGACTGGCGCGAACGGCTTTACCTGGTTTTCCTACAACTACCACTGGATAACGCAGTTCCGGGAGATCATTGTGTTCGGAGACTGTGAACACGGAGCCGTGACACTGTTTGACGGGCTGTCCGCGAGACTGCCGCAGGAAGTGATTGTCAAATGCGTCCGGCAGATTGATTATTTAGGCGAGAAAGACGCGAATGACATCCTTCGGAATTACGGTCCGAAAGCGATACAATACTGCATTGACCATGCAGAAATACCTGCTTTGAACAATGTCAAACAGCTGGCCGATGTCAAGAACGTCGATATCAACAAGATTGACAAGATCCGTACCGGCATTGTGGATTTGGACAAGTGCATCCGCGGCATGGCCATGGGACAGCTTGTGGTGCTTACGGGCAAGCGCGGAGAAGGCAAGTCCACTCTGATGTCCCAGATTGTCGGGGAAGCCCTGGACCAGCAGAAGAACGTCTTTGTCTATTCCGGAGAACTGGCGGACTATCATTTCAAGCACTGGCTTGACCTGCAGCTGGCCGGAAACCGGTATATCCTGGACCGTCAGGATCAGTTCAAAGAGAATGACTATTACATCGCGGATGATGTTCTGGACAAGATCAGCCTATGGTACAGAAACAGGGCGTATATCTATGACAACAATTACATCACGGACGGGTCAGAGTTTGAAACGCTGCCGGAAACCGTAGAGAAGGCGATACAGAAGTACAATGTCGAACTGATCTGCATTGACAACCTCATGACAGCGATGGAGAAGGTCCAGGAACAGACGAACCTGTATCTCGCGCAGTCAAACTTTGTCGGACAGCTCAAGGCCATTGCGATGAAATACAGTGTTGTCATTATTCTGGTGGTGCATCCGAGAAAATCAAACGCCAACGATACGGCGGATGACAACGACCTGATTGCAGGATCAGCCGATATCACCAACAAAGCCGATATCGTGCTGCGCTTTGGGCGCTGTGACCCGGAGAAATACGACTGTGACGGGCTGATTAAAGTTACCAAAAACCGTATCATGGGAACACTGAGAACGACCAACGATGACGCGGTACATGTAAAGTATGACAGAAGGTCCAGGCGGATTTCCGGCATCACGGAGTTTGAACAGCATGAGAAAGTATACGGCTGGGAAAAGCTTCTTGCGGATGATCAGAAGGCAGCCTATACAGAAGGGCCGGAACAGACGGAACGGAAAAAGACAGCGCAGAAGGCAGCACAGAAGACTTCTTCAAAGAAGAAACAGGATTCGGAAACTCCGCCAGCTTTTGTAGAAGAGATTGATGAACTGCCGTTCTGAGAAATGAGGTGTGAATCATTGCGTACACCGTAGGACAAATCAAGGTTATGGCCTATAACCTGGAAGAGAAGGAAGACTTTACCATTGCAGAATACCAGCTGTGGCTGGGACTTGCCTATGCTTATGAGTGGTACAGGGCAAATCCGGATGATAAGGACAGCTGCCAGGAGCTGATGGAATCTTACATAGAGTTTTACGAAGGTGCAAAAGATTTGAACTGGGACCACCGGCCGCCCGAACCATCCTGGATTGTAAGGGCAAGAGAAGAAAAGAAAGCAGAACGTCACACAGAACAGCATACAGCAGAGAACATAGAACAGAAGAAAGAACAAAAGACAGCAGAGAACGCAGAAGAAAATAAAGCGCCGAGCGAGGCGCAGAAGGGAAGTGTTTGACCGCATGGAAGGTCAGCAGACTTTTATGCCGCCAGGAGAAGAGATACCGGAAGTAGTTGACAGAAGAAAAACCGTATCGGTGATGAATCTGCCGACCATAGACCCGTCGTATGTGGCGGGAGACAATGAGCGATACCTGCGCTTTATCATGGAAGCGCGTACATGGCCGAAAATTGATACCGGAGATCCGGAACAGCTTTCCGACCGCATCAACATGTATTTTGAATACTGCGCAAAGAACGACATGAAGCCGACCGTATCCGGGCTTGCATCCGCTATCGGTGTTTCACGCATCGCACTTTGGAAGTGGAAAGCGGGCGTAAACCGGCCGCAGAACTACGCAATCATAGAAGACGCCTACAACCGCCTGGAAGAGCTGTGGGAGATGTACATGATGAACGGGAAGATTTCACCGCCGAACGGCATTTTCCTTGGCAAGAATCACTTCGGCTATAAAGACGTGCAGGACCTGATTGTCGCGCCTGCAAATCCGCTTGGAGATACCGTCAACGCGGAAGTCATAGAAGAGAAATACAGGGAGCTTCCGCCGGATTAAACGGCCGCAGAACGCGAAACAGGCGCAGAAGAGCGCAGGACAACAGAAAACAAAAAAACCGCCCTACAGCCTTAAAAAAGGCCGCAGAGCGGTTTTGTTTTGTGTGAATCCCTTTTCACATCTTACTGCTGATTCTCTTCCTGAGCGGCTTTTTCCGCTTCTTCCTGAGCCATTAGAAGGTACAGCGCCTTCTTAATGACGGCGTTCGCGGTTTTGCCCTCCATGAATTCAATGATCTTCGGGTCCTGGTTCCTGTTTACGCGTATTGCATAAAGCTTTGTGTTTTCTTTGTTCCATTTGGCACGCGCATAGCTTTCCGGCATAATGATTCTCCTCGCAGAAATAAGTTAACTCATTGTAGCATATCTACAGAACGGCCGTCAAGAATTAATCCATCTGCTGATAGCAGAACGCATTGTAGCCGAGTTCGGAAAGCGCTTTGGTCATTGCCTCGGCGGCAACCTCGTTCTTGAGCGCCTGACCGACAGAAGGCGGACTGAATACAAAACGCCTGCCGCCGAAGGCGGACCATGAGAAGGCGGATGTTCCCGCTTCTTTCGCCGCCTGCCGGACCAGCTTTTCATTCCAGCGAGGAAGCAGAAGAGAAGCCGCATCAAGATTGCAAGTGCCGGTATCCTCCACAGAAGCAGCTGCAGAAGACGCGGCCGCCAGGGCCGTCACAAGATCATCCCGGAGCTTTGCATATTTGCCGGTCAGCGGCGGGACCGTCTCGGTGTATTCTCTGACCATCCTGTTATAGACGTTTTCGGCGACGGCCAGGTCGAACACGCGGATACCGTCCAGCTCTTCACCGGTCCGTGCATCAATCTTCATGACTTCATAGCATGGCATTCCGTTGTGTGAAAAGTCGGCAATGTCAATGACAATGCGCTTGTCTTCAAAGTGGTATTTGCCGTTGATCATAGGTTTCTATCCTTTCTCCCCGTTTGCCCGATAGGTCAGGTCTTGTGTTTACCAGCAATGAACGCAACCGCTTCTTCTGCAAGCTTCAAAGTGTTCCTTGTTTTTCCGGTCTTCGCTGTTGTAAGCTTCTGCAACAACTATGCAATCGTTGTGCTCCGGGTACTCTCTTCTGAATCTTACAATCGCTTTGGTCTGGCTGTTTCCGAAGTATAAATGCTCGCACCCGGTAAACTCGCCGTCTGCGCCATAGGTCCTGATTCTAATAAACTCCATCCTTCTATCTCCCTCCTGCCCGTATAGCCGATAGCACAGCTCTGTATTGTGGCTTTTCTTGAGTTTTCGACCGAATACCATTCTTCTACCTATGGCATCCGTGACAATCACAGAACGCAGAAGGGGAATACTGTGCTCTGTGACTGACGCTGATGTCAAAAGAAAGAACCGGGACCGATTAATCAGCCCTGGTTCAACGGTTTCGATTGTGTTGTGTGTGATTAGACGACAAACGGAATACCATATTTCCGCTCATGCGCTTCCATGTAGGCTTCCAAAAACTCTTCATCGCCGCATGGCGCAAGCTCTTTGTGAAGCTCTTCCCGGATTTCATCGTCCATCAGATTGACGGCTGCGCTGTACAGCCCTGCTTCAATGATTTCATGTGCGTTCATTGTATATTCTCCTTTTCGTTTTGATTTTATTATAATCATAACGTGTTTCATTTTTCGGACTTGATTTTACCATTATACAGAAGGGCGGTCAAGTGCCGCCCATTCTTTTATTCACCCAGACGAACAAGGGCGCGGGCCTGACGTTCGCGCTTCTTCAGGCTTTGAGCCTGACTTTCATAGCTCATAATCTGCTTTTCATACTTCATCCATTCTTTGCCACCGTATAATGTACCTTCCTGCTTTTCTTCCAGGATTTCAATCAGATCATAAATCTGACTTAATCGGTGGGGAAGATACTCCAAATCAGAAGAAGCAAGTTCTTTTTTGACTTGCAGTTTTGCAGCTTTTTCGGCTTCTTTCTTTTCCAGAAGAGCCTTCTTTTCAGCGGCTTGCTGCGCTTTCGCCTTTTCTTTTTCCATGCGCTCCCGCTCTTTCTGATTGCCATTAGAATAGCTTGCAGAACGCATAGAACGCGCTGATTTGTTGGAACGCATAGAACGCATAGAACGACGCTTGCAGCGGTGTGACTTCTTATACGCTCCATAGAAGGCCAGAATTGCAATGAGTGAAGAGATACAGAAAACCATTTTTAATTCCCCCCATAATACTTTCGGGACTGTCAATTATTCCCATTCGATAGCGCAGAGCTGTGAATTGAGCTTTTGCAGCTCTTCACGGTAATGCACAATTGCATTGCGGCTTGCATCATCAGAAGACACAAGACAATATGCTTTATTGGCATTTTCAATCAATGCAAGAAGACCGTCTGTAATAAGCTCAAGCTGTCGCTTTGTCAATTTAACGTCTGTCATGATCTATTCCTCTTTTCAATTTTGATAACCGGGAACGCACAGAAGCACGCTCCCACGCTTGTGGCCTAATATCCTGTTTAACGTCGCCGCAACGACGGATTATTCTACAACAATGCGCAGAATAGAAGAATTAAAAGGATTGTATGATCTTCTGATTTCGGTCATTCCCAAAAGCTTCTCATTAAGAGCTGTTGCAGAATGATAAGGAAAGAAATCGATTCTTTCAATTGTTGCATACATAGAGCCGTCTAAACGCTCTCTGTATACTCTTTTGCAAATTTCAATATTCATTAATACATTTTCCCCTTTTCAATTGATTTCCGGATATCTGGTATCCGTGAAAACCTAACAGAACGTCGCCTGTTAGGCTTTAGCTGATATCAGATATTGCGCAGAACATGTAGAAAGGTTTACTCGGAAATCTCAATCAGATTGTGCCTGTAGCAGTATTCTACTTTCTTCATGAGATATTCCGGTGAACCCGTCAGAAGCCAATCGGAATAAAGCTCGGAAATGTGTGCGTACTTTGGAAGACCTTGCTTCCTGCGCTGCCTGTCGTTTTTCGTCTTGTTGTGAATCATCTTGTCGTTTACCATCGCTGTCCAACAATCAGGATTCCATTTGCAACAGAACACACACAAATAATTATTACCGACTTTAGCTTCATAATACTGCTGATACTTGTTCTCGCCATATTTCCATTCAATATTAGTTTTCATTTGTAATTCCCCTTTTCAATTTGATTTGGTTTTCACCATCACAGGACGCAGAACGCGCCCTGTACGCTTTGGGCTTAAGGTGCTGTTTATACTCGCCCAAACGAGTTTTGATGTTCCGATATCATGCCGTCGGCCATTGCAGAAAGAAAGCGCAGAAGCATTTTTTTCATGCTGCTTCATCCTCTTCATTCTCCCGCCAGTGGAGCGGATCATGATATCCAGTACCGCTAAGAAATGCGTGATAGATTGCAGACATGATAAACCATCGTGTTTCAAAATTGCCCTTGATAATGCCCTGATGATCTGCCCATAGAAGAGCATTGACACAGCTTTCTTTTTCTTCCTGCGTCAACCGTGCAAAGGTCCAGCTCTGACAATCCATAGAAAGATGATGCAGAAGCGCGTTTTCTTTGGTACGCGGCAGCTTATCAACTTCACTATAGAAATAGACGGAGCCGCCCAGGTCGAAATAATCCTTTGTGAATGTCATCATAAAAAATTTCCCCTTTTCTTAAATTTAGGTTTTCACCTATGGAATAGGGCTGATAGGCTCAACCCTTTAGAAGCCGCAGAAAGAAGTTAGAATCCGTGTACTGAAATATAATCCTGTGCCGCCTCGATGCTTGCGTATACCCAAGGAAGCGGCACGATTTTTCCGTCCATACGGAACCGCAGAACGCGGTAAACCGTCCGTCCAGAAAGACATATTTCCGCAGAAATGGTCATTCCTCTGTATTCCATGATATATCTCCCTTTTCATTATTTGCCGTTTCCGGCTGGGCTGGGACTTGATAAGCTCAAATCCCGCAGAAAGCTTTAGCAAATGCAGTTTTCACGAAACTCGCGCAGAAGTCCATATTTTTTGCCGTTGATCTCAAAGAAGTCAGAAACGGCAGCCAATTCGCCAATGCTTAACTGCACATCGGTGTCGCCGTCGTTGTTGTACTGATAGTCGATAGCGAGACCGCGCAAACATTCCTTGCGTTCTTGATAGGTTTCCCCGTCAATCTGAAACGGCAAATAGAAAAGTGGTTTTGTACCATGCAGGACATGCCACGCATAGTCCGATTGATTGCATACCATACTTTCAGTGTGTCCGTCAGAAAAGCGCATTTTTGTAAATACCATAATATATTTCCCCTTTTCAAATTTGATTTTTCGGATATGATTTTATATCCGTGATTGTCTACCATTACAGAAGAATGATAGACAATAGCCGATATACAATCATGCGGCATTGCTTTCTGTTTCCTGTACACGTTCGCCCAGGCGCTCATAATAGCCGTAATAATCGCTATACATAACGATATCATAACTATCATCAGCTCCGACCGCGTTCATGATTTCATCTGCAATGCCTTCCAGAAGCCAAGAATAGCAGTATACAGAATAGCCGCTGATATCTTCGGCACTTTCCGGAATGCTTTCTTCATCGTGAATAATCCACTCTGAACCGGTATTGAAATAATCTTTTTCAAGATATTCAATGGTTTCATCGCTGTACACGTCAGAAGGATACAGAACGCTTTGCCATTCGCTCTGACAGTTTCCGCGGATTGTTGAAAATGCCCATTCCCGCCCGGTTACAATGCCCATAACAGAAACAAGAATTTCATCATCATCACGGCTATTGATACCATAAGAACACACAAATTCATTCAACGCGTGGATTTCTCTTGTGCTGTATCTTGCTTTGTGTTCAGGCTGCAGAAAGTCATATATCGCTTCAGAAACGTTTTTATAGACTTCTGTGTTATAGTCTTTCAAACGTCTGTTGAAGCTGTCCAGGATATCCGCTAATTCTCCATCGTTCAGAACGTCCATGACGCGCTCGATGTTTTCCGGAATATGATTTTTATAGTCACGATTTCCGAAAACAGCGATACCAGGATAAACCGATTCAATGTCGAAATTATCCATAGAAAGCGGGCTTTCCTGATATTCCGGATTGATCTGCATTGCATAAATGATTTTTCTTTCCATTGTCTTTTCCCCTTTTCAATTAAGTTTTGCCCGAATGGGCTGGACATGGGCTTTTTTGTCAATCTGAAATACCCATGAGAAAACAGAACGTGATTGTTCAATCACAGAAGAGCATGCAGAAGAATTATGCAGCGGCATCGTTTAGGCTCTGCATGTACAGCCTGTTATACTTTTCTTTTGTCGTCTGTACATCCAGCTTTTGGAGCGTGTTTGCAGCATGGCCGAAAACAATCGCGTAACATGCCACATTGCGCATATTAGAGAAAACCGCGTTGATCATGTCCAGGCTGTCGGCCTGCAAAAGATACGTCCCGGTTTCCCGCAAAAGCCAAACATAGCTTTTTCCGGTTTCCGCTTCTTTGACCGTCTTAACGTCATAATCCGTAAAATCCGAAAAATAATGTTTTACGGTCCTTTTTGCGATTCGCTCCATACTTTCAAGAAGCTTCTCCCGGTTTTTAAAACATCTGATTTTTGACATTTCAATTTTTCCCCTTTTCAATAGTTTTTTGTCCGCTCTGCATTTTTAATACCGGCTTGCGACGGTCAAAGGCTGCATTAGACAAGCCGTCAAGCGCTTATTTCTTGACGGCTTTTCATAAACTCATGCAATTTTGCTTTCTTCTGCATCTTCCAGGCTTTCGGCTTCTTCGGTTTCCAGATATTCAGAAATGCTGATGTCATTCCATGCAGCATCAAGAAACGCGGCCAAGAGCTTTTCAACTTCGGCCTTTTGTGCATCATAGCCGCCCGGATATTTCCAGTTATAAACAATCTTTTCTGCTTTTTCTTCAAAATACTTGATCAGTTCATAACTAACGCTTTTACCTGGCATATTGCGGTATCCTGTGCAGATGGTATAGCTTCCAATGTAATAAACATCAAAATTCCATCCGTAAACGCCAGAAGTATATGCAATCGGGCTTTCATAATGCAAAAGATGCTGCATATCACAATAACCGATTGAAAGAATACGGCCGCCATTGTTGCGGATTGCTTTTGCAGTAGTCTTGAATTTCATTTTTTCTTTTCCCCTTTTCAGATAAAAAATTTACAGTTTACACGGCTTTGAACGTGTTAAGCTGCATTACAGCGGCTTTTTTCATGCCGCTGTCATCTGCATAACTGCTTTTTCTTCCTGCTTCACATCTTCTGCATAACAAAAGCGGTTATAATCGCGCGTGATGTATGCATAGCACGTTTTCCCGGTCCCGCGTTCGTTGAACGTGAAAACAACGGAGAATGTTTGATTACCGGCCGCGGAAATAATCAAGTCATATCCGTGCATTTCTCTGCAAAGCTCTTTGCAGTAATTCCAGGCGCGGACCTTGTATACAGACGGCTTTTTATATGCGCTGTAAATGTCGTCATAGGTCCAAGCTCTGTGCGCATAGGCAAAAACTGCGGCTTCTCTTGCTTTCTTCTGTCCAGCTTTGGAAGTGTTTTTAATTCTTTCGTTCATTGTTCTTTTCCCCTTTTTCAAAAATAATTTTTAGAATGCTTTCGGCATTCATACCAGAGAAGAAAGATTTTTTTTCTTTTCTGGTATCAACGCCGAAACGCTGATAGCGCTTTTCGTGCGCGTCCGCTGTTTTCCTGATAGATTCCATTTTGTTTTGTCGGCGCTGGCCTATTGCAACATTAAACAGAAAACCGTGATTTTGAGCGCCCTTTTAAGCAGAATACCCGAACTTTCACTTATTAGAGCTGTTGCCGTGTTTTCAGGCAAGCCGCCGATCATGTCGGCGATTCTCTAACAGTATGACTCTAAATATTCCCGGTTTACAGTCTGCACCTCTGGACGTTTTCCGCTCTGTCATGCGCTGCTTTGACTTTATTGCAGTAGTTAAAGGGCGTCTTATTATTTAAAGCCGTATAGCCTTATTAACGGCTTGTCTGGTAATTTGTTGTAGCAGGTGATACCAGAGAAGCGCCTGCCGGATTTTTTGGCGTTTCCTGCCTTGCCGCTGGCCGTATACGTTCCGGTTATATACGCGCGGGCTTTTTCGCTTGCTATGCTTCCGAAGACTTGCGAACAAATAAGGACCGATATACAAGCGGCTTTTTCTGTGTTTATAGTCGCTTGCGCTATGATCAAAAGAAATGCGATTTTTGAAAAGGTGAAAAGGGAATTCCCCGCGTTCAGTACTTTTGCTTTTGTCCGGTTCACCCGGCGCCGGCTTAATAGTCAATCAGTGGACACGTCAACACCTCTTTTTTTCCTTGCCTGCGACAATTTCCCGCTGCGGGCTGTGTTCAGTTTTCAAGGTACACCGTCCGTCAGGTCCGCCGCGGCCGGTTGGCCTTGGGCTTTTCCCTTGGGACAACTGCATAATAACATGCGTTAACGCATTTTGCAAGCCTTTTTTGATACGTTTACGCATGTTTTACCTTTTGCACAAAATACGTTAACGCAATTTATACAAATTGTACAATTTGACCGGCTTGCTGATCTTTTCGGTTTTTTGGCCGTCATTCCAATTTTTTAAAGCCATGAAAAATTGTGCCTTGCCTGCTATGCGCGTATAAATGGCCGTTACGATGTTTTAAACCGCTGGGATATAAATACACGTTTTGAACTGCAAAATAAAACACGCGGCTTCTGTGCGCGTCCTATGCGCTTTTAAGCCGCGTTCTGCATTCCGCTTTTCTCTTTTCCCTTTTTGGCCGTGCTCAATTATCTTTTGCTTTTCTTTTTCTTCTCTTTTCTTTCTGCTTTCTGCTTTTGCTTCCGGCTTTTTTCAAAAAATATTTTTCGGCCGTCAAGCTCTTTTTTTGTAAGCAGCCAACAAAAAATTTTTTCTTTTCTTTTTCCTTTTTTCTTTCTTTGGCCGTCAATGATCATTGTTCATTCTCCGGCCGTCAATAATTCTTTACTTTATCCGAAAACTCCGGAGCATAACCAAACGACAATTATCTATACTTGTTTAGCTCAACAAACAATTGTTTATCTCATAATCTTTTGTTTATCTTCATTAATCTTTATTGTTCTTTATTGCGTTGTCCAGGATGAAGAGGGGATTGTCAACCGATTGTTTATGCATTGGGTTAACAATCAAGGAATCAAAAGCGAATATTAATAAAATACAAGTCGCTTTAATGAAATATGTTTAGACAAAATAAAAAGAGTGTATAACAAACTGTACAATGGTACGCGTAATATTTATTATGCGTACCAAATAATACAAAAATGGGGGATGAATAGAGGCTTTTGTTGCTGATTGTAACAAGATTGAAACATTTTTCCCGCGTCAATCGATGTTTGGCCGCGTCTGCATGATCTTTTTCGGCATGACAAGCAGGGAAGGGAAGGCCCCGACCGTCCTCCCCCTCCCCTTGGGGGATAAAACCCGGGTCTAGGCGGGCGGGTTGATACTAAAAATACTTTCAAAACAAAAAAGGCAATGTGGGAGAAAGCGCATGAAATAGTATGAGAGAAGATTTAAAAGAATATTCAAGAGATGATTTAAAAAAGCTCAAGACAATTCAGACAATTCAAAAAGATGGTATGAGATTGTATAAGATAGGGGCGGTGGAGATGATGTGGGAGGGCATGGAGATGTGGCGAGGTTGGATGATGGGAAAAGAGGAGCGAAGCGACGCCGCGTCCCCTTCTTCTCTTTTCTCTTATATATTCTTCTTATATTCTTATTATGTTGTTCTTTTGACCCCCCTGTTTTGAACAAGCAAAAGTAGTTTGTGTGTTCACAGATAACACGCAGAAGAACAAGCAAGAATTGTTTGCATGTTCAAAGATATATGCTTTTTTGAACAAGCAAAGAGAAGAAAAAGCGGCAAAGAGCATAGGAATTACTGGCGGTTTGAAGGTTTTGCAATTTGAGGTGTAAAAACTGCGAAAAACAGTGTAAAAACGTGATTTTTGCAAAAGTCAGTGAATTACATGTTTTTGTATGTGTTTTTCGGGTGTTTTTCGGCTGTTCTGCTGGGGCGATTTGCACGGCCTGGAAGAAACGGATGACGGCTTTCTGGCATAAAAAAACCGCCTCCGAAGGGAGACGGATTTGGAAAGCGTTGAAAGCGATTGATATGGGAAAGTTTGTTTTCGGTCATGTGTCATCAAATGCGGCAAGCATGGCCAGAATATCATCACGGTCCCATAGTTCAACATTACATTTTCCGGCTAAATCAATGGCGCTGTCGGTGAAATAGTTATTTGTCATGACAACGGCTCGATTGCAATTGTAAAATGTGCGGCCGGTGAAAGCTTCCTGTACGGCTTTGTTGGAAACAGAGCTGGTTTGACGTTTGCATTGAATCCCATAGCGTATATTGCCTTTTGATGCGAGGACATCAATGCCCTGGTCCCCGGAGGCTTTCGTCACGTCCACGTTTTCATAGCCAAGATGACGAAGAAGCTCTGCGCAGAAGGATTCAAACTCAAGGCCGTCCATTGAATCGACCGTGTTCATATCCCGGATAACAGAGGGATTGTATCGTTTGTGAAAAGTGGCGGCGGCTGTCCGGCTCTGGCTGCCTGTACGGTTTCCGCGCCGGACATTTGCGGCTTTGCGGCGTTTGTTTGCCGAGGCGCAGATCAGCAGGACAAGAAAAGAGACAAGAAGAACAAAACCGGAAATAAACAAAGCGGGTTCTGCATCTTCTTTCGATATAGTACCATCACGATATGGAATGAGAACAAGAACGAATATGAGGCCAAATAAAAGAATCAGACCAATGATCCACTGTGGAAGCGTCATGGATTTTGCGAATTGGATATCACGCCTGATCTTACGTTTGATTCGCATACTTCCAGCTCCTTACGGAATAGATAAAAGCAGTCTACCACAATCACGGTAAAAATGCTATCATAAAGAGCGCCGGAAGTTGAATGATTCAAAAAAATATGGTATGGTATCGGCAGGAGATCGAACATAAAACGGTTTGTGAGAAAGGATTCTGTTGAACGGTCCGAAAAGGGCATGTTCAAAAATCAGAAGGGCCGAAATTTTTTTAAAAAGTAAAAAGGCGGTTTCTGACTGGGAAGCCGTGACAGTCTGATGGGACTATTCCTGAAAAAAGGGGGATAGTCTTTTTTCTATGGCTATGACGGCTGAAGAAACGCGAAGACTGGAACGGGAGCTGATTGAGCGCGGCGGCAGGGACCTGTCGGCGCTGAAAGACGCCTTTGAGCTGTCCAGGACAATAGACGATCATGAACGGAGCAACGAAATCAGGAAGCTGGCAAGAGAGCATCTTCAGAAGCCGGGGCGGTTTGAAGACGCGATGGATCTGTATCACAAGACGCTCATGTATGACGGTCCGGTGGATTTCGACTGCTTCATGCGGGCGCTTGAGTTCAACCGGCCGACAAGGGAACAGTTCTGGCTTCCGAGACGGAAAAAGCTCATGTCGGTGTGCAGGGCGCTTCAGGACATGGAAGACGGGAAGCTGGACGAACTGTTTCTGAGCTGCCCGCCGAGAATCGGAAAGTCCACGCTGATGATGATGTTCTTCCTGTGGGTGATGGGACGGGACTCGGAGCGGTCGAACCTGTACTGCTCCTACACGGACAGCGTGGTCGGGGTGCTTTACAACGGCATCCTGGAAGTCTTGAACGACAAGGTGACGTATCTCTACAAGGATATCTTTCCGGGGAAAACCGTCGCTTCCACCAATGCGAAAGACCTGCTCATTAACCTTGACCGCAGGAAGAGATACGCCAGCTTCACGGGGCGGTCGCTGTACGGAACGCTTAACGGAGCCTGCGACTGCAACGGCTATCTCGTGGGGGATGACCTCATCTCCGGCATTGAGGAAGCCATGAGCAAGGACCGGCTGAATGCGGCGTGGATGAAGGTAGACAACAACATGCTTCCGAGGGCGAAGGAAACGGCAAAGGTGCTGTGGATCGGAACGAGATGGAGCCTTTTGGACCCGCAGGGGAAGCGGATTGACCTTCTGGAAAATGACCCGAAGTACCGGGAACGGAGATGGAAGGTATTAAATACTCCGGCGCTGGATGAAAACGGGGAGAGCAATTTTGAATATCTCTACGGCGTGGGCTTCTCCACGGATTATTACCAGCAGAGAAGGGCCAGCTTTGAGCGCAACAGCGACACGGCAAGCTGGCTGTCGCAGTACATGGGAGAGCCGATCGAACGGGACGGCGCGGTCTTTGACCCGGCGGACCTGCGGTATTACAACGGCGTCCGGCCGGAACAGGAACCCGACCGCACCTTCATCATCGTGGACCCTTCCTGGGGCGGCGGGGACTATGTGGCGGCCATTACGGTCCAGCAGTACGGCAATGACCTTCTGATACCGGCCGTTGTCTTCAGCAATGAGGACAAGACCGTGACGCAGCCGATGATTGTTGCGATGGCGGAGAAATACAAGGCCACGGCCATGAAGGTCGAAGGAACAAAGATGACGGCTTCCTACGGGGAGGACATCGACCACAAACTTCGGGAAAAGGGAATCCGGATCAACATCGCAATCAATACCAGTCATTTCACGGGAACCGGAAAGCGGGACCGGATTATCGCCAGAGCGCCGGACATCCGGGAGCGGATGCTGTTCCTCGGAGAAGGCTATCGGCCGAAAGAATATTCGCAGTTCATGCAGAATGTGTATTCCTTCACCTTCAACGGGAAGATGAAGCACGATGACGCGCCGGACGTTCTGGCAATGGGGATCGATTATGTGACGGTCGGGACGGTTGCCAAGGCGGAAGTGATGCAGCGGCCGTGGTGAGAAAGTATTTCTTGTAAAAACAGGAAGAATATGAGATAATAAACAATTTATGCTTGCATTTATTGACACGGTGCTGTATAATGTATGTGTAGAGTTATAGGTACTTTATGCTTTGCGCGAGTGCGCGGTGCAATTATGTGAAACAAGAGATTTCCCTTTCACCCAAGGCGGTTGCGACGGTGAACGAACTGCTGAGTTCCGGAAGCCGCGTACAGCTGGATTATGACCCGCGGTCCGGGGAACTGAAGATCTATGAAGTTCCGAGGATGAAAACAAAATATCGTGTGGTCGTTGCCAATGGGTGACGGACAACAGCCTGAATGGGGCTAATTGCTTACGATGTGTAGGCAATTGGCCCCTTTCTTTTTTTAATCCCCCGGTTTCAGGCGGTTTTTGTGTTTTCCGCCTGACTGCCGTTTTTGT